TAACCGTAACCGTAGAAACCGTAACTTCCTTGATTTATAAGGGTTTGAAGCACTTTTTATGCTATTTTTAACCGTAACCGAAGTGTAACCAACCGTAGAAAGTGAGGTAAAAATGAGTGATCAGAAGAAATTAAGTGCAAGGGAATATTTGAAACAGCTTGAAGTGTTAGATATGCAGATAAATGATGATATTGCCACGCTGTCAGATATGAAAATGAATGTATGCAGTGCAGGCGGTATTGATTACAGCCGGGACAAAGTGCAGACTTCACCTGTAGGTGATAAGTTATGTAAGGACGTAGTGAGGTATACCATGTTTGACCAACACATCAATGAAGAAATAGATCAGTTTGTTGATGCAAAGAAGCAGATCATTAAGGAAATCCGGGGATTGCGTGACAAGAATATGATTCAGATTCTTACAAAAGTGTATGTGCAGTTTAAAACAGTCAAGGTTGCTTCACAGGAAATGAAAAAATCTTATTCATATACCGTAGAACTGCATAATAAGGCACTTTCAGCGTTTGAAGATACCTATAAAAACCTTACATATCTGACATAAAACCAATTATTTCATATTTGACAAATACAAGCTGACCTTTTATAGTGTATGCTGTATAAAAATTTTTGCAGGTAATTTATTACCTGCAATTTTTTATGCAAAATTATATTGCTTATTGTCTTATATGCTGCAAGGTGGGAGGTTTTAGCACCCTTGCAGCACTTTTTGTTATAAAAATGATAGAAAGGCGGTGTTGTTATGGCAAAAAAAGGCAAATTAACTGAAAAGCAGCAACGTTTTGTTAATGAATACCTGATTGACCTGAATGCAACACAGGCAGCTATTAGGGCAGGTTATTCAGTAAAAACAGCGGATGCAATCGGATGTGAAAACTTGACAAAACCTAATATTCAACAGGCTATTGCTGAACACATGGCAGAACGCTCACGAAGAACCGGAGTAAATCAGGATAGGGTTGTATTAGAGCTTGCCAAGATTGCATTTGTCAGAATGACAGACGTTGTTGACAGTAACGGAAGAATCAAACAGGATGCATCTGCTGATGATCTGTCTTGTATTGAATCAATCAAATATAAGGAATCTGATAATGAATTTGGTGGAAGTGTTGAAAGAGAAGTCAAGGTTGCATCAAAACTGAAAGCCCTTGAATTGCTTGGTAAACATTTAGGTATGTGGAATGATAAGTTAGATGTGAATGTGACAGCCCCTATTGTTATTTCAGGAGCAGACGCACTTGAGGACTAAATACAGGCAGCCATCAAGTCAATATGTATTTGGTTATCAGAAGTTCATTCTGATGCCGGAAGATTATAAGCCTACAAAGTCCGGTAAGGTTAATGTGAAATTACCGGAAGTAGTCGGTAAGGGTTACGGTACATTTTGGCGGTGGAAAGGTAGATACCGGGCAGTCAAAGGTTCACGTGCATCTAAGAAGTCAAAGACTACAGCATTATGGTACATCACCAATATGATGAAGTACCCTGATGCGAATACCTTAGTTGTCCGAAAAACTTACAGAACATTAAAGGATTCCTGTTTTACTGAATTGAAATGGGCTATACATCGACTTGGTGTTGATGCTTTTTGGGATATAAAAGAATCACCACTTGAAATGACGTATAAGCCAACAGGTCAAAAGATTTATTTCAGAGGACTGGATGACCCACTGAAAGTAACATCAATCACTGTTGATCAGGGTGTATTGTGTTGGATGTGGATTGAAGAAGCATATGAAATTAGTTCAGAGGATGATTTCAATATGCTTGATGAATCTATTCGTGGTGCAATCCCGGAAGGTTCAGACCTGTTCAAGCAGATCACCGTTACTTTCAACCCTTGGAATGAACACCATTGGTTGAAGAAACGGTTTTTTGATAACCCGGATGATGAAACCCTTGCACTTACAACCAATTACAAATGCAACGAATGGTTAGATAAAGCCGATCTTAAGGTTTTTGAAACCATGAAGAAACAGAACCCACGCAGATATGCAGTTGCCGGACTTGGTAATTGGGGTATCGTTGACGGTCTTGTGTATGAGAATTGGCATGAAGAAGCCTTTACAGTGGAACAGATCAGACAGCAATACAGTATTGATTCAGCATTTGGTCTTGACTTTGGTTATACAAATGACCCATCTGCATTGTTTTGTGGATTCATTGATACGAAGAACAAAAAGATATTCGTGTGGGATGAAATGTATGCAGCAGGTCTTTCCAATGAGCGAATATATCAGAATATCACTGACATGGGCTATGCAAAGGAAAGAATCACAGCAGATTCTGCAGAACCAAAGTCTATTGATCAGTTGAAGGGCTATGGACTCAGGATCAAGGGAGCTGATAAGGGCAAGGATAGCATCAACAATGGTATTCAGTTCATTCAGGACTATGAGATCATCATACATCCGAGGTGTGTGAATTTCCTGACCGAGATATCTAACTACACGTGGGACAAGGACAAATTCGGAAACAAGCTGAATCGTCCGATTGATGACTTCAATCATTTGATGGACGCAATGCGATACGCATTGGAAAAATATATCAAGAAAGGTAACGGCTGGTTATTCTAGCCGGGAGGTATACAAAATGTTAATTTTAGGTACAGAATATGATCTGATCAGAGATGATGAGACACTGGAAGAGACATTGCATGACGGTGAGTGTGCAATCTACACGAAGCTGATAAAGATTAGAGCAATGGAGAAAATGCTGGAACCGTCAGCATCAGAAGAAGATAAGAGAACCAGATACAATGAAGTGTTAAGGCATGAAGTGATTCATGCTTTTTTTAATGAGTGTGGACTTGCGGAATACTGTAATGATGAACAGCTGGTACAGTGGATTGCGGTACAGTTCCCGAAAATCCTGAAAGTATTCCAGGGACTTAACTGTATAGATTAACAGGAAAGAGGTGATAAGGTGCTTACAGTTGATGAAATCAAGATGTTCATTGATGAAGATGCTGCATCAGTGAAAAAGCATTTTGCAAGAATAGGTGAACGTTACTATGATGGCGATCATGATATTAAAAATTACAGAATGTTTTATTTCAATCAGGACGGTCAGCTTGTGGAAGATACAAGCCGGGCAAATGTGAGAATACCGCACCCATTTTTCAAGGAACTGACAGAACAGGGTACACAGTACACCCTTTCAGGTTCAGATGGGTTTGTATTCAGCGATGTGCCTGAACTACAGAGTGAACTTGATGCAAGATTCAATAACAATGATGATTTTATTGATGAACTGTCGGAAACACTTACGGACTGTCAGACAAAGGGTTTTGCTTATATGTATGCTATGAAAGACAGCACTGACAAGCTGAAATTCACGTGTGCTGACAGTATCGGTGTTGTAGAAGTAGAAGCACGATTTGCAGAGGACGAAAAAGACCATGTAATTTATTGGTACGTTGACCGGGTTGACAAGGAAGGTCACAGAATAAAGAAAATCATGGATTGGGACGATGAACAGGTTGTTTATTATGTTCAGACAGATGAAGGGGAAATACAGCTTGACGATAAAGCCAAGGTAAATCCAAGACCACATATACTGTATCAGGTTGACGGTGATGATAACACCTATATTGATTCACTTGGTTTCTTGCCATTCTTCCGGTTGGATAATAACAAGAAACAGTTCAGCAACCTGAAAGCAGTAAAAGACCTGATTGATGATTATGACCTTATGGCATCCAGTCTTTCCAATAACCTGATTGACTTTGACCATCCATTATATGCAGTCAAAGGGTTTGAAGGTGATAACCTTGATGAATTGCAGCAGAATCTTAAGACAAAAAAGATCGTTGGTGTTGGTTCAGATGGCGGTATTGAAGTACATACAGTAGATGTACCGTATGAAGCCCGGAAGGTTAAGTTGGAACTGGATGAAAAGAACATATATCGTTTTGGTATGGGGTTGAACTTGTCAGGTCTGAAAGATACATCAGCAACAACCAATATTGCAATCAAGGCAGCTTATTCACTGCTTGATCTTAGATGTAAGCACCTTGAAAGGAATATCAAGCGGTTCTTGCGTAAGATCGTGGCGGTGTGCATTGATGAAATCAATCAGCAGAACGGTACAGATTATCAGATCACAGATGTTTATTTTGAGTTCACCCACGAAGTAATGAGTAATGAACAGGAAAATGAACAGAATGAACTTACAGAAGCACAGAAACAACAGGTACAAATCAACACCCTGTTATCACTGGCACAGATTTTTGGTGATGATCTGATTATTCAGTATATTTGTGATGTTCTTGATATTGATTATGAAAAGGTGAAGGACAAGTTGCCGGATAATGAAGCTGATAAGGTGCAGCAGGTGCAAGATGATCTTGATTCTATTATACCGGATGATGAAGGTGGTGGAATAGGTGAACAAGGCACAGAAGGAAGTACAACAGGCACAACTTAACGGTGAAAAGAAAGTAATCAAGCTGTTAGAACTGGTATATGAGAGGGCAAAAAAGGACTGTGAACAGAAAATCAGGGAACTGTCAGCAAGGACAGACCTTGAAAATCTGCAAAGCATCATATACCAAAAAGAATATCAGCAGATTATGGTTGATCAGATTGAATCAATCCTGTATGACCTGCATGAAGGGCAGTTTACTACAATAGCCGATTATTTACAGCAATCGTACATAAACGGTTATGTTGGTATGTACTATGACCTGCATCTTAGTGGTATACCTTTGGTTATTCCAATCAATCAAGATCAGGTTGTCAAGGCAGTTCGTACAGATAGTAAATTGTCAGACAGTCTTTACAACAGACTTGGTGAAGATGTTGGTTACCTTAAGCGGTCAATTCGTGCCGAACTTTCAAGAGGGATTGCAAGCGGTTCAACTTGGAATGAAATGGCATTAAGGATTGCAAAGGGTATGAACAGCCCTTTTCGTAAAGCATATAACAATGCAATACGGATTGCCCGGACAGAAGGACATAGAATACAGAATGAAGCAGCCCTTGACGGTCAGCATGGAGCAAAGAAAAAGGGTGCTGATATAGTCAAACAGTGGGATTCAACACTTGACGGACGGACAAGGGATGAACACCGGGAATGTGACGGACAGATCAGGGAGATTGATGAACCGTTTGATGTTGGCGGTGAGAAAATGCAAGCACCGGGTGTTGGCGGTTCTGCAAAGAACGTTTGTAACTGTCGGTGCTGTCTGCTGCAACGTGCAAAATGGGCTTTAGACGATGATGAACTAAAGACCTTACAAGAACGTGCAGCATTCTTTGGATTGGATAAAACACAGTCGTTCAACGACTTCAAACAGAAATATTTGAAGTTACCTGACAATGCTGATACAATGAATGTGAAAGAATATGATGTGTTGGCACACACCCAAAAGCTAAGGGTTGCAATGAGTAGTTCAGATTACGATGAATATATGAAGATTCTGACTGAACACAGTAATACATCACTTCAAAAACTGTATGCAAAGTATGCTGATAAAATAAGTGGAGTCAGTAAAGGAAAAAGTGGATATTATAGACCTGCTGACAACAAACTGGTTTTCTCTTACCCTATTCAAAGATACATTGATAACGGAAAGAGTAAATACGGAACATTAGCACATGAGTACGGTCACTTTTTTGATGAAAAAGCTGATTATGAGGGGCTTCACTTTAACGAAGTGGAAATAATTCATAGTAAAACAAAGTATCAGACAAACCGATTTGCAAAAGTTGCAAGTTCTTCTGATGAATTTTTGACTGCTGTGAGAAAAGATAGACAGTTTTTGAAATCAATACTGACAGATGATGTTGAAAAAGAACTTAGAGATCATGACGCAAGTGGCGGTGTTCAGGATGCCGTTGATGGACTTCTTTCACATCGTATCAACTGGGGACACGGTGACAAATATTACAATCGTAAATATCATTCAGTGAAGCAGCTTAAAGAACATAAAGGTTTACAGGCAGCATATAAAGAACTTGGTATTGATGCAAGTAATCTTAGCAAGGTAGCAAATGAATGTAGGGTTTATGAATCTGCATCTGAAATGTGGGCTAACATCATGGGTGCAGAAGTCAATGGTGGTTCTGAATTGGACTATGTGAAGAAGTACTTGCCAAACAGCTATGAAGCATTCATTGAAATTCTGAAAGGGGTAAAATAATATGAATGAGAAATTACAGAAAGCACTTGAACGGTATAAGGAAAAATTCAATGATGATTTTCCAACTATTCCGTTTGAAAGTCAGGAAGATGAAGAAATTATTGACATTATTGATGAATGTATCGAAGAGAACAAAGACGTTTATGATCTTGGGTACTTGTCACTTGACGATATAATGTATTAAAAAGCAAAGGTATACAATTCTGCACCTTTGCTTTTTTATTACCTATATGACCATTATATGAGGTCAGAAAGGGGGATAAAAGGAACATGAAAGCGTTGCACATTCACTTGGTACTGTAGAAAGGTATGGTGATCCTGATTATCTCCCAACTATGGGTTAAATAGTATTTTTAAGGCATCCGCATGGGTGTCTTTTCTTTTGTCCGAAAAAGGCTTATGACGTTTAAACTGCTGCTGAAATGACCCTTGCAACATGGGATATAAACTGTTGACCGTTCCCGGTGACACCGGATATAAAAACATGACGGAGAAAGGAAGAAGAACATGGAATTTTTAAAAGCATTTTTTGGTGATAAGGCTATCACCTATGATGAACTGGTACAGGCAATCAATGCCTATAACGGTGATGAAAAGAACAAAGAGAAGCTGATCAAGATGGTCAACCTTACTGATGGTGGTTATGTGTCTAAGGACAAATACACCAACCTTGAAACTGACCTTTCCGGTAAGACTACAGAACTGACCAAGGCAAACAACCTGATTGAAGAACTGAAAAAGTCAGCCGGGAAAGACGAAGAAACACAGCAGAAAATCACTGCATATGAAACAGAGATTGCAGACCTTAAGAAAGAGAATGCAGAACTGAAAACAGAAAATGCATTGAAATTTGCGTTGGTTGCAGCAGGTGCGGTTGATGTTGATTATCTTGTATTCAAGGCAAAGGAAAAAGGTGAAATCAAACTTGGTGATGATGGAAAAATCAATGGTGAAGATGATCTGATTTCAGGTCTTAAAACACAGCATCCTACCATGTTTGAAGCATCCAATGGCAATCAGCAGAGTGGTAACAGAAAGATTCTTGAAAACAACCTGCCGGGTGGGGATAAAGACAAGACAGTTACCAAAGAACAGTTCCTTAAGATGGGCTACAACGAAAGAATGAAACTCAAAGAGGAAAACCCGGAGTTATTCAAACAGTTAAATGTACACTAAGAAAGGTTAAAATGGTGAATTAAATGGCAAGAACAGGAAATTTTGGCGGTTTTGCTTTTGATGAAGAAGTATTTACCGGGATGATGCAGGAAGCCGACTATTGGACTACACCAATCATTGCTTCCGGTATCGTGCAGCAGGACAGTTCTATTATGGACTTAATCGGTGAGCATGGAAACGTGGCAACAATTCCAATTTATAAACCGATTGACGCAAATGAAAGCGGTATGGAAGCACTGAACAACGATGGTGAAACAAACAACACACCTGTTGAAATCAGCGGTGACAAACAGACTTGTATGCTTATTCAGAGAATGAAAGCATTCAAGGCTAAAGACTTCACAAAGGAATTAACTGGTGCTGACCCTATGACACTGATCAGAAATAAGATTGCAGGTTATTATGGTCAGGTTTGGGAAAAAGAACTGATGAACATTGCACAGGCAGTGTTAGCAGTTGCAGCACTTAGTGATCATGTACTTGATCTTACTAAAGGTACTAAGACAAACATTGAAGCAGGTACAATTTACGATGCAGAACAGGCAGCACTTGGTGATATGGCAGGTGGTCTTGGTCTGATGGTTATGCATTCCATGATCTTCAAAGAGTACAAGAAAATGGAAATGGTTGACTATGATAAGTATGTTGTCAACGGTGTAATTCAGAAAGAAATTACATTGCCAACTATCGCAGGTAAACACGTACTTGTGACTGATAGATTTACAGCTACAGGGGCAGGTGCAGATGCGGTTTACAGCACATATCTGTTTGGCGAAGGTGCATTTTTATCTTGCGATAAGAACAACTATGAGAATCAGTATACAACCAACTATGACCCGGAAGCATCCGCAGGTATTGACAAGTTCTATACTAAGCAGGGTAAGGTACTGCATCCGAACGGTCTTTCTTTAGCAGTCGATCAGATTGCAAAAGAATCACCGACTTATGCAGAGCTTGGTAAGTCTGCAAACTACAGCCTTAAGTTCAATACAAAGAATGTTAAGATGGGGCTTATCAAGTCTAAGGTTGGTACACCGGTTGTATAAGAAAGGGTGATCTGATGATATTAGCAGTTGATGAAGTAATGAAATTACCTGAATTTGCTGTGCAAAATGAAAAGGTAATTGAAGAAAAACTGAACGCTGCTGAACTTATGATCAGAGCATACACAAACAACAATTTTCAGAATCGGTTTGTTCGATTTACAGCTGATAGTTTGGGTAACAGACTGCTTGGAACGTCAGATTTTTTGAAAGTAAATGATACAGTTCAGATTTCACAGTCAATGGTGAATGATGGACTGTATACCATTACTGAAATTGGTGATGATTTCATCAGAGTTAATCAGGAATTGTACAAAAGTACAAACCTGATCACTAAAGTGGAATATCCTGCTGATGTTCGTGCAGGTGTACTTGAATTACTCAAGTGGGACATTAAGAACAGACCGAAAACAGGGGTCAAGTCTGAAACACTGTCAAGATACAGTGTGACTTACTTTGATCAAGACGCTAACAATCAAGTTATGGGCTATCCTGTTGCCTTACTTGGATTCTTAAAGCCTTATATAAAGGCGAGATTCTAGTTATATGAGTGTTGGCGGTAACATTCAAGGATTGTTACAGGTAAAAAAAGAAAGCCTTAGAAATGCCATAGGTGAGCGTGAACACAAGTGGGTTGATTGTACATCAATCTTAGGTTGGTTGGATTTATCAACAGGTGATTCAAAGCACACAACTTTTTATGCCAAGGTTCAGGAAAGTACACACATTTTCTTGTGTGACTTTACCAATCTGAAAAACCTGTCAACTGATTGGGTTTGGAATCCATTCAGTTTTCTGACAGGTGTGATCAGTAAGACGGATGAACAGGAAACCGTTGATGTGACAAGTGACAATGCAAGAATGGTTGTAAATGGTGAAGTGTATGAAATCCTTCTGATTGATGACCCTATGAATATGCACGATCATTTAGAAATCTATTTAAGATTTATAGGGGGTCAGTAGTATGTCAGTTGAATTTACAGATAACACAGCAAAAATTAAAGCTGCATTATCGGAAGGGGTTATTGGATTCCTTCACGAAGCAGGTGGTGAAATACAGGCACAGACCCAAAGAAACAGCAGGGTTGATACCGGACAAACAAAGGGGTCTTACAAATATATGGTTGATGAAGGAAAAGATGAATCAACTGTTGCTGTAGGTTCAGACCTTGAAAATGCGATTTGGGAAGAATTTGGTACTGGTGAATATGCACTGCATGGTGATGGAAGAAAAGGCGGTTGGGTTTATAAGAGTAAGAAAGACGGTAAATTTTACCATACTTACGGAAAAACACCACGACAGCCACTCACGAAAGCATTTCAGAGTGTAGCCCCAAAGATAAAGAAACAGCTTGTAAATGTCATTAAACAGAATTTAGGGGGTTAATTATGGTTGATATGCTTGGTTTTATTTCTGATCAGCTTGATCAACTTGGTATTCCCTATGAATTTGGTGAATGGACGGGTGAAATTAGCTATCCTTACTTTGTCGGTTCGTTCAATGAAACTGAACACAGATTAGAGGACGGATATACAGGCGGTGTGTTTACACTTGATGGTTGGTCAAGGGGGTCAAAATTACCGCTTGCAGAAATAAATGACAAATTAAAAAAAGCATTTGAAGATTTAAGGGCAGTTCAGGAAGGAACTGCTTTTTTTATTACCTATTGGAACGGTTTAATGATTCCAACAGGTGAAGAAGATCTTTTTAGAATTACGATAACACTTAACACAAATGAGTGGAAAGGAGCATAAAAGAATGGGCTTAAAAAAGCATGGTATTACATCTGAAACTATCAAGAATATGATCTTGGGTGCAGGTGTCATTTACAAAAATCTTAAGTATGAGAAACCAAGCAACGGTTGGACTGGTACACCACTTGGTGCAACGTCCGGGGGTCTTAAGTTCAACTATGAGGCACAGTGGCTTGATGTTGAGGTGGACGGTGCAACGGTGCTGATCAAAGGTGTCAGTAAACAGAAGGTTGGTGAATCTGCCACACTTGAAGGTCAGATGACAGAACTTACAGAAGATATTCTTGTAAGTGCATTACACCTTGTAAAATCCACTTCCGAAGATACAACTTATGTCAAGTATGTATCTAAGGAAAATATCACAGAAGCAGATTATCTTGAAAATGTTGCATATGTCGGAACACTTTCAAGTGGTAAGAATGTAATCATTATTTTACCGAATGCGCTTTGTACAGAAGCGTTTGAGTTAGAAACAAAGAACGCTACACAGACAACATTTGCTGTCAAGTTTGAGTGTACAGCAGACCTTGAAAATGACAGCTTAAATAAGTTGGATATTGAAATTTATTACCCAACTTCTGTTGTGTAGGGGGGTGTGAATTATGCGAGTAGTTGTAGTTAGAGAATACACAGATAAGTATACAGGTGAAGGTCATGTAATCGGTGAAAAACTGGATATGACAGAAGAAAGATTTGCAGAAATTCAAGACAAGGGAATGTTTGTGGTTGATATTTCTGATGAAGTAGTGCAGCAGGAAACACCTGCAGTATCTGCTGAACAGGTAGAAGATCAGGAACCGGAAACAGTGGGTGAACAGACTGAACCTGTTGAACATGAAGAAACACCTACACCAAAACAGGATAAACCTGCAAGGGGTGGTAGAAGAAACAGAGCGAAAAAAGAAAGTGAGGATAAATAATCATGGCAGATTTCAGATTTAAGGATTTAACAGTTGATAACGCATTTGACTTTTGTGAGGTTCTTGCAGTTATCGGAGTAGAACAGGTTATTGGTGCATTTGACAAAGACGAAATTCAGCAGTTGCGGGAATCCGGTACAGATATGAAAGAAGTTGGTATTGTCATTGCCATGAAGGTATGTGGCATTCTGATCAAGAACATTTCCAAGGCAAGAAATGAAATCTGTAAGTTTTTTGCTAACTGTATGGAGTGGGACAACGGTACAGCGGTTACTGCTGATGACGTGAAGAAATTCAAGCTGAAACAGTTTGTTGTCATGGTAAAAGATTTTGCTAAGAAAGATGATCTTATGGATTTTTTCGAGGGTGTTGCCGAATTAGTGGGTACGGAACAGAACGATTCGATGAGTGCTGCAACCGTAGATACGGTAACCCCTACAGCTATTTAAATAAAGCAATCAGCCGGGGGAAATTAGACGATACTGTTAGAACAGTTCTGAAACAGGACAATGAAGATAAACAGTGGGACTTATACTGTGCAATCACAGCAAACCCACTTGCTGATGATGTTGGAAATTTTGAAGAATTTAAACAGCGGTTTATGAGTACAGCACCGAAAGTTGAAAAGATTGAACAAACTGAACCGACAATGAACAATGCACAGATTAAGTTACAGGTGGAAAAAGCAAATAAAATTCTGAATGGATTCGTGCCACCGTTGAAAGGGGGTGGCTAATCGTTGGATATTTTTTCGTTGGTCGGAAAAATAACGATCAATTACGCTGATGCAGTGAACAACATTGAAAAGGTTTCAAAGTCTGCAAAGGACACTGCTGAAACACTGGAAAATGTTGACAAAAAGGCAGATAGTGCAGGTGACTCAGTAGAAGATGCCGGACAAGCTGCCAAGAATGCAGACAGTGGATTTACAACATGGAAAGCCACGCTTGCGAATTTAGCATCTACAGCAATCACAAAAGTAATTTCAGGATGTACACAGTTAGCTGAAAAAATGGCAGATGTGACAAAATCAGCGGTTGGTCACTATGCTGAATATGAACAGTTAGTTGGTGGTGTTGAAACACTATTCAAAGACAGTTCCGGTAAACTGATCGGATATGCTGAAAAGGCATATAAGACAGCAGGAATGAGTTCAAATCAGTATATGGACACCGCAACGTCATTTGCTGCTTCACTGATTCAGGGTCTTGGCGGTGATACTGCAAAAGCGGTTGAACTGACCAACCTTGCTATCACTGATATGTCAGATAATGCTAACAAGATGGGTACTGACATAGGTTCTATACAGGACGCTTATCAGGGTTTTGCAAAGCAAAATTACACGATGTTGGATAACCTGAAACTTGGTTATGGTGGTACACAGTCTGAAATGATCAGATTGATAAATGATTCAGGTGTGCTTGGTGAAAAGATTGAAAGTCTGGATAACGTAACGTTTGACCAGATGATTGAAGCTATTCACAAGATTCAGGATAATCTAGGTATAACCGGAACAACAGCACTTGAAGCAGGTACGACAATATCAGGTTCATGGAGTTCAGTACAGGCATTGTTTGAAAATATCCTGACAAAAGTAGGTTCAAAACTTGCACCTACTGTTATGGGATTTTTACAGCAGTTGTCAGACTGGATGGAAACAATAGACTGGGATGCATTTGCAACGTCTGTCGGTGATGCCCTACAAAGGGTATTTGACTGGATTCAAAAGATTGATTTTACAACATTCTTTGAAAAAGGAATGGACGGTGTAACAGAGTTTATAGAGGGTCTTGGAGATTTTGCAACCAAAGCAATAGAAGTGATTGGTAATATACAGAGTTTTATTGATATTCTAATTACATTATCACCGATTATTTTAGGAGTTGTCACAACTCTTGGTTCACTGGCGGTTGCTTTTAAGATTGGAGAGATCATTGACAGTGTGAAAACTGCAATAACCGGGTTATTTGCTGCAATGTCAGCTAATCCAATCGTTGCGGTGATTGCTATAATTGCAGGTCTTGTTGTGGCACTGGTAACACTTTGGAACACAAATGAAGATTTCCGTAATGCAGTCACAAATGCTTGGGAATCTGTAAAAGAAGCAGTAAGTACCGCCATTGAAGCAATCAAAGGATTCTTCACAGGTTTAGTTGATTCAATCAAACAGGCTTGGGAGAACATCAAAACGGCAATATCTGAAAAGATAGATGCCATAAAAGAAACAGTAACCAACGTGTTTACTGCAATAGCTGATACTGTAAGTGCAGTGTGGGAAACAATCAAGAATGCGGTGCAAGTTGCCATAATGTTTATTGGTGAAATCATCAGTGCTGCATTTCAGATCATCACAATGCCTTGGATGTTTATATGGGAAAACTGCAAGGAATATATCATTGCAGCTTGGGAGTTTATCAAGAACGCTGTATCAACAGCCCTTGATGCAATCTCAACCACCATCAGCAATATTTGGAATGCTATTGTTGGATTCCTGATCCCAATTTTGGAAGGTATCAAGAATACATTTACAACTGTATGGAATGCGATAAAATCAACCATTTCTACAGTGCTGAACGCAATTCAGACTACGATTACAAATATTTGGAATGCAATCAAAACGACTGTAACCAATGTAATCAATTCGATTAAGTCAGTAATCAGCAGTGTGTTCAACGCAATTAAGTCTACTATTTCAAGTATACTGAACAGCATTAAATCAACCTTTACAAGTGTTTGGAACAGTATCAAGTCAACGGTATCTAATGTGATCAACGGTGTGAAGTCCACTATTTCAAGTGGTCTGAATGCTGCCAAATCTACGGTGAGCGGTGTACTGAATAGCATTAAGGCGGTTTTTTCAAATGTGTGGAATGGGTGCAAATCTGTTGTATCGAATGCGATTAATCACATAAAATCAATCATGCATTTTTCATGGTCATTACCACATTTGAAACTTCCTCATATTTCAATCAGTGGTTCTTTCAGTCTGAAACCGCCAAGTGTACCGCACTTTGGGATTGAATGGTACAAAAAGGCAATGGATGATGGTATGATCTTGAATCAGCCGACTATTTTCGGTTACAATGCGAAATCTAACAGGTTCCTTGCTGGTGGTGAAGCCGGAAGTGAAACAGTAGTTGGTACACAGAACTTGATGGACATGATTCAGGAAGCTGTGAATAACAGCGGAAACAGGGATGACGGAGCAATCCAGGCATTGCTAGAAGCCATCTATAATTGGATGCGTAACGGAGGACTGTACACACTGTTAATTGATGCACTGACGAATGGTGTAGAAGTTGAATTTGATAACAGAGAAATTGCAAGGTTGGTGAAAAAATATGCTTGATATAGCAAAATACGTGAACCATCTGAACCAAAGTATTGACTTTGGTTCGTGTGGTATTTTTATTACATCTTCTGAATTAAGGGATTATGAATGGAAATATGATACGGATTATGACGAGATTACCAACTTTCATAAAGGTGTCAAGGAAAAGAAAATGAAGATCATCATTTCGGCATCTTCCGAGGAAGAGGGGATTGCAAAAAGAAATGCTATCTTCCAGATCTTTGAATCTGATATTCTTGCGGAACAGTCTGGAAGACTGTATCAGGACGGCTATTACCTTAATTGCTATATCGTAGCATCGAAGAAAGCAAAGTGGTATCTGACAAAACGGTATCTGGAGATTGAAGTTACCATTGCGACCGATCAGCCGGACTGGGTGCAGGAGAGAGAATTTAATTTCCTGAAGACAGAAGGAACAACCGTTGAAATGGACAATCTGAAGAAATATCCATACAAATACGGATATTATTATTTGAATCAGGTATCATCATCTTCAATCAATAATGTCAGTATCACGGAATCAGATTTTATGCTGCGGATATACGGTTCCGTATCAAAACCGCTTGTGAAGATTGGAGACAACACCTATCAGGTCAATGTATCGCTGAATGCCGGTGAACGATTGGAGATTGATTCCCGGAGAAAAACGGTAAAGCTGATACATACTGACGGGTATACAGAAAATGTTCTCTGGTCGGCGGCAAAAGAGTATTACATATTTGAGAAGATTGCGTCCGGTACACAGATTATTGCGTGGAATGGCAGTTTTTCATTTGACCTGATTCTCATTGACAAAAGGAGTGAACCATTGTGGAAGTAATGTACACAGACGTAAACAGGCTTCCACAAGGGAGCCTTGAAAAATATTCCGTTGATCTGGAACTCGGAGGCAATAATGACTTTGAGCTTCAAATGAATGTGAAAAATCACTGCATGAGTGCCGGATGCATCTGGTATGTAAAAGACGAAGAATACGGCGGTATTGTGGATGATGTAAAAGTCGACACAGAAAAATCAAAGGTATATTATTCCGGAAGAAGTTGGCGTGGTGTTCTGGAAAAGAAAGTGATCCGACCGGACACCGGAAAAGATTACCTGACAGTATCCGGTGATGTACATGATATTCTTGCATTGCTGATAAAGCGGTGTGATCTGGTAGATATGTTTGCTGTTCCGGATACGTCTTCCGGAATACAGATAAGCAATTATCAATTCCCGAGATACATCGATGCTTATTCAGGCATTGTAAAAATGCTGTCTGCTGTTGGGGCAAAGCTGAAAATAATTTACAACGACAAGGATTCTTGTGTGAATATATCAGCTGTCCAGATCGAAGATCTGTCAGAGAAATATGAGTATTCCGATGACTACGGAATGAAGATCATAATCGAAAAGAAAACCGGAGGGGTAAATCATCTGATCTGTCTTGGAGTTGGCGAATTGGCAGCCAGAACAGTGATTGATTTGTATGTAGATAAGACAGGAGAGATCAGTGAAAAACAGTCATATTTTGGAGAATATGAGATTGCAGAAACATATGATTATGGAAATTCTGAATCTGCTGCAGAGCTGAAAGAAAAAGGAATTGAACATCTGAAGGAACTGAAAAGTTCGGATTCTGTCTCAGCATCATTCGGTAAATTGGATGTAGATATCGGTGATATTGTTGGTGGAAGAAACCGGGCGACAGGAATTGTTCTGAAAGAACCGGTTACGCAGGAAATTGTAAAAATAAAAAATGGCATAGAAACTATAACATATAAGGTTGGTGAGGAATAACAATGGCAACAAATTATTTAGATACAGGAGATACAGGACGTGCAGTTAGTGCAGAATCTGACGGTGCACTATTTGCCGGGATTTTTGGAAGTGCAAAATATGTATTAGAAAACGGCAGCCAGTTCAAGGCAGAGGTACAGTCCAATAACATTGTAAAAATCTCCGATGGTGATGCAGTCATGTACGGACGACACGTAAGGATCCCGGCGAATGATAGCGCACTGGTGACTATTAACAATGGACATTCTGGAACGAACAGGATTGATCTGATCGTGTTCCGGTACACAAAGGATAGCACCGGAAAAGAAACGGTTGATCTGGTTGTGATCCATGGAGAAGATTCTACCGGAACAGCTACAGCACCGACGGCGGTGGATGGAAATATACTGACCGGTGCAATGCAGTCAGACTTTCCTCTGTATACCGTGGAACTGAATGGAATCAACATTGTAAAGGTAAATCCACTGTTCAATGTGATCGGTAATATCAGCAAGTTAAAAGAAGAGCTTACTGAATTAAATAGCAATTTAACCAAAACTAACACTGTTTTAGAGAACAGGAAACCAATAATCGTTGATTCAACTGCGCAAGGAACAGTAAATTTGGATACCAATAGCTTTTTGAAAGCTGGCATTACATATGCCTTTATCGTTACAGTTTCCTCCAATATCAGCAGTGAAAGCTATAAACAGGAAATCAATTGTGCATTAAACAATGTAAATATGGGAAATAACGGAAACTATTACAGACTTACCTCTACATTTGCAGGTAAATGCACTAAAGGCGATAAGATTCAAATTACATCATATAAAAATGGTGGATCTTGGAACGGTTTTGCGACAAGAGCTATTTTTATACCAGTTAGCTAAAATAAGTAAATAAACTTATTTATTTACACTCGGCATTAGTCGGGTGTTTTTGTTATGCGCTTTTATATATGTAACTTTATCAATCCCTCTAAAAAGAAGAAAGGGGCAAACAGAAAAATGAAAATCACATTCAATGATGGTCAGGAACTGCAGATCCAGCAGGTCACTGAGCAGACGGATGGCGCACTTCTGATCAAGACCATTTCAGCACACGAGGATCAGCTGAATACTTTATTCTCTGATCAGACAACAACTAAGAGAATGTCTGTGAGCGAACGAGATGCAGATACCGTTGTGTATGAAAATTACACGAAGCTTGATGCAATCGTGAAGTACACGGCCGGCATCCTTGGTGTGCTGATGTACCGGGAAGGAGAAGATCCGGACAGCCGGATAGCAGCTCTGGAGACACGACTTAAAAAAGCGGAGGAGAAAAATGAAATGCTCGAAGGATGCATTTTGGAAATGTCTGAAATGGTATATCAGTAAAACGATAATTGTATTAACCATTTTATTTTTATTCATATTATTACAAATTTCAGGAGGAAAAGAAATGATGGCAATGTTATGGGCACAGCAGATCATGTTAGGAAAGAAAACTTATTCACAGGTACCGAGACTTTTAAAGGACAAGGTAAAAGAGATCCTGATTGATTCCGGAACAGAAGAACTTGTAACAGAGGAGCAGTAGTATGGACAATATCGTATCTGTAAAATTAGATTCCAGATACGCATATAAGGGAACTATCGGACAGGCACTATCTAAAATTGAAGCAATAAGCAATAATTAGGAGGAATGAATATGAAAAAAAGAAGAAAATTAGCAGCTATCATCTGCGCACTTACACTGGCACTTTCCAGTGCTGTACCGGTGTCGGCATGTACGCCACCACTTAAACCGCCATCCGTAGAGATTCCGGATATCAACTTTGAGCCGGATGACGCTCTGAAAGAAGCCATCAGCAATGCTGCAAAAAACTGGATTTCGAGATGCATACTCGGTACTCCGACAGTGGAATATGCATCGTACTATAAAAGCCAGTCAAGGTATTTTAGTTATACTTATGCAGCAGCCAAATGGTCAAAGGTTGAAAATGCAACGTCCTACAAAGTGCGTATCACAAAAGCTGACGGAACGTGGAAAGAATACGATACGATCTATACAGCATTTTACAGCACTAATTACACGGATGATTTTATCGCAGATGGTATGGACGGAGCTACAGTAAGAGTCAGAGCTTATGGTGATAATGATACATTTGGCTGTTGGTCAGAAGAATATACAATTACAAACAATGGTTCATTTTATTAAAAGGGGTGTGAAGAATAATGGCAAATATACAGTCATATCTTGATCAGATTGCCAATGCTGTATACGGTGAAGAAATCAGATCATCAATTATCAATAGTTTGCAGAAAGTCAATGATGATAATGATTCTTATGCTGATCTGAAAAAGGAAGTAATTGCTGCAAGAGATGACATCAATGATCAGGTAGATCAGTTTGATAAGAAGATGGAGGCTGCATCTGAAATATCAAAGAAACTTGAAGAGGATACAGCATCAGGAAATCAGACTCATTCAGATCTGACAAATTCAATTACCACAGCACAGAGTGAGAGAAGCAAGTTAGAATCTGCTTATGAGAATGTGGGAAAGGTTGTAGAATCGGCAAATCAGAAAAAGGATGCTCTTGACGCATCTATATCCTCAGCTAATACAGCGAAGACAAACCTTGATGGCTCTGTGACTACAGCAACCACAACAAAGAAGAGTCTTGATGAAACCATTCAGACAAGTGAACAGAGGAAGAAAAATCTTGATTCTTCTATAACATCCGCTAATAAGATTTTTTCTAACCTTAATGATGCAATCACAAGTGCTAATAATGCAAAAAGTAATCTGACTCAGGTAACTGATTCCGCAGATAGTGCTAAGACTGCTCTGAGTGAAGTTATAGACAGTGCAACAGCTACTAAGTCAATCATGGATGCATCGGTAAAATCTGCAACCACAGCTAATACAAACCTCAGTGAGAGTATTAAAAATGCGACTACAGCAAAAAATACGCTGCAAGGGGTAATAGATTCAGCGAGTGAAATTAAAGGACAGTTGGATAGTTCCAACGCTACAGCAGTAACATCAAAGAAAAATCTTGATTCTGCAATTTCTGATGCAAGTGCAGCAAAAAATCAGCTTCAGGAAGTAATTAACAGTGCAAGCTCAGTTAAAACTTCATTGTCTAATGTTATAAGTACAGTCAATACCGCAAAGTCAAATCTTGATGCATCTGTTGCTACAGCTAACAATGTATTACAGTCACTAAGTGCGGAAAACGCAAGTGCTGCAAGTAATATTGATGAACTGAAAAGTGAAAACTTTAATAGTCAAGAAATTCTTTCAGGTGTGGCAGATATTCGTGCCTATTTGGGTATCACTGCTGATGATATTGTTGGTATTCAGGTCGATTACAAAAATAAAACATTCAAACGACTTGCCGGAGCAGCCAACCTTACAAAAGGTTCTGATTTTGATAAGTTCACAATGTTTGGTGGTCGTAAACGCTGTAATGTTGCTGATGATGGTTCTATCGTAGCATGGTACGGTGATGAAGATTACAAAGAAGATGGTTCAATGGGTCAGGTAATGGTATATCAGCCAAAGTTCTATTATTTGGTGTGTCCTGTAGAGTATGACCCTATTGATACAGGCATTGGTTACCACTTAAGAAAAGCAAATTATTATGTGTCAGAAAAACCACGTGCAGGTTTTAGACTGCACCCGGCTTTTTATGATGCATCAGGAAATGAAATTGATTACTTCCTTACAAGTGCTTACGAAGGTAGTATTTACGATGCATCAGCAAGTGCATATCTGTTGAATGATGAACAGGTTATGAACACTGGTGAAGATAAGTTTTCATCAATCGCAGGTGCAAGACCTGCATCCGGTTCTTCACAGAACCTTACAAGACCGAATATTGAAGCAATGGCACAGAATCGTGGAACAAACTGGCATGGTGATCTGATTAAACAGGTATCTGCTGAACAGATGCTTATGATTATTGAAATGGGTATGATGAACTTGCAGACAGCTATTGCACAGGGTGTTGTTTCCTTACCTTGGACTACAGGAAGTGACACAACAAGTTCTTATGCTGCTGCAACAGGTTCAACTGCTTCACTTGGAAATGGTACAGGTAGGGCAGAGAAAACAACCACATATGAAGGTGGTGTTGCCAAAGAGTACACTGTTGACGGTAAGACTTCTGTATGTTGGAGAGGTAAAGAAAACTTTTGGGGCAACATTTGGAAATTTGTCTATGGTATCAATATTTGGGGCAATGGAAAAATGGGCGGTGGTCAGCCTTATATTTGTTCTGATTTCAGTTTTGCAGAATCAAAGAACAGTGGAAACTATGAGCCTGCCGGATTCACAGTAACAAACGCAAATGGTTATATTTCAGCAATGGGATATTCAACAGCTTGCGACTGGTTATTTATTGCATCAGAATGCCTTGGTAACAGTTCATTACCTGTTGGTGATTACACATATATCACTGTCAACTTGAATGGTTACCGTATTGCTCTATTGGGCGGTAGTTGGAATACTTGGGATTATGCGGGCGGTTTCTATTGGGTTCTGACTAACGGTGTTGGTTATCGTACTCGGAATTTCGGGGGTCGCTTGGTATATATTCCAACACGTGATTCTGCTACTTATACCGCTGCAATCGAAGCATGGAAGCAGAAAATGGTAGCTTAAAATGTAACTTGTAAACTTGATTCATTAGGTTGAAAGAACTTCTGATATTGTTTGTTATTACCTGTAATGAACACCATGAAAAAACAAATATATTGCTCAATTAGGCAGTAATTGGAATAATTGGGATAATGCAGGCAGTTTCTATTGGAATCTGAATAACAGTGTTGGTAATCGTAATCGGAATATCAGGGGTCACTTAATAATTGCAAAATATAGCCGGGTGGAAACATCCGGCTATTTCTATAATACTGTGCGGTTCTTTCAACCATGCCACTAGGCAAAACAGAAAAATAGACGGTGCAGACAACCCAACCGGGAATACCGTCTTACTTACGAACAATAAGGAGAGGTCAACCGTATTTACCGGGCAGTAATGCCGACTGAAATTCGGATAATGCAAATACCAAGGAATGAAACGCTATGATCACTTATATGAAAAGATTTATGACCTTGAAAATTTAAGAAAAGCACACCAACACGCAAAGAAAGGAAAAGGTTGGTACAGAGAGGTTCAGGAGATTGACAAAGACCCTGACAAGTACCTGAAACAGATTCAGGAAATGCTTATCAACCACACTTACAAAACATCTGACTATGAGGTGTTTTATAAACAGGACGGTAAGAAGTTAAGGAAAATTTACAAACTGCCTTATTTCCCTGACAGAATTTGTCAATGGGCTATTTTACAGATCATTGAACCTTGTATCATCAATAACTTAACTGCTGATACCTATTCAGCAATACCAAACAGAGGTATACACAAGGGTCTGACAAAATTACAATCTGCAATGTGGAATGACCCGGAAGAATGCAGATATTGCTTAAAATTGGACGCAAGACACTATTATCAGTCAATCAACCACGATCTTCTGAAAGAGAAGTATTCAAGAATGTTCAATGATAATGAACTATTGTGGTTGTTAAATGAAATCATTGACAGTATTGAAACAGCAGAGATTGAGGACTTAACAGCAATCTATCTGTTGGAAGAAGATATTGACCCTGAAACTGGTATACCGATAGGCAACTACTTGTCACAGTATTCAGGTAACTATTATTTTTCAAGTTTTGATCACTGGATAAAAGAACAGAAGCACATTAAATACTACTTCCGTTATATGGATGATATGGTTATCTTTGGCAAGACAAAAGAAGAACTGTTTGCCTTGAAGAAAGAGATTGATATTTATTTCAGGAATGAACTGAAATTGAACATAAAAGAAAACTGGCAGGTGTTCCCATCGTATGTAAGAGGTGTTGACTTCTTAGGTTACAGAACATTTTACAAGTATACATTACTTAGAAAAAGCACCTGTTTGGAAATGGAAAAGAAAATGACCGCTATCAGGAACAAAGTGGAAGCCGGGAACATGATGAACTATTCAGAGTGGTGTTCAATCAATTCTTACAAAGGTTGGTTGAAATATGCTGATACCTTCCGGCTATATCAAAAGTATGTTGTACCGCTGTTACCTTATGCGGATGATTATTATATACGCAACATAAAACCAAACACAAAGAAAGGATTGAAAGCATCATGATTGATTATGGAAAACAGAAAAGCACCGTCAGACCGGAAGAACTGGAACTGACGGAAACAAAAGTATTTGTCAGTTCCAATATCGCAGAAGTGAATGAAGATGAAACTGACGGACAGCCGGGATTTACCGGATATGAATTTGACCTTATCGAGTATGACAAGGACGAATACATTAAAATTCAGGCAGAAAAGAATGCTGATCTTGAAAATGAAATTACACAGGCACAGATTGCTATGTGTGAAATCTATGAAATGATGGGATAAGAAAGAAGGTGTGAAGTATGGCAAAGATTTATGCATCACTAATCATTAAAGGTGTTAAAACACTGGACGATGTACCGGACAGACTGAAAGAAGCTGTCAAGGCTATTTTAGATGGTGATAACTGATGATACGTCAGTTGATCATAAAAATTCTATTCAGAAAGGATGTGCAGACTATGGCAATTATCTATGCAACCCTGATCATTAAGGGTAAGAAAACATTTGCTGATGTTCCTGATCGTATCAAGGACAAAGTAAAGGAAGTTTTAGTTTATCTTGATTGTCCTGAATTAGCAGAATAATCAACAGACAAGGAAATTATCACATACACGAAAACAACCGCCATATGACGATTATATAACGTCAGAAGCGGTTGTTTTTGCGTACAGAAAGGACAACAGACCATTGGAACAGTTTATTTATTCAACATACACGATTGTGTTACCTATCATTGTCACTGCCCTTATGGGATATGTGGTTTGGTTGCTGAAAAATCAAAAGAAAGACAGGGATGCAAACAGTAAAGGTACAATGCTTTTACTTAGGGTTCAGCTTATCGAATATCACGATAAGTATATGAGACTTGGCTCAATCCCATCGTATGCTTACGAGAATTTCTATGAAATGTATAATGCGTATCACAAACTCGGTGGCAATGGAATGATTACAAAGACGATGCACGAAATTGAAGAATTGCACCTAAGAGGAAAAGGAGAATAGAATCATGGAACAGATTATGAATTATGTAAAACCAGAGCTTGTTGTCGTGGCAGTTGTCCTGTATTTTATCGGAATCGGACTAAAAAAATCTGAAACCGTAGCGGACAAATACATTCCGGCAATCCTTGGAGTTGTT